GGCATGCAATTGGAAGATTTTGATTTTGCCGCAGAGAGCGTGGGCGGTGGAGCAACTGTTAGGCAGATGTCGGACCTCGAGTTGGCCAATTTCCTACACACATCTGTGGCAGAAGTTAAAAAAGACAGAGAAGCTGCCGAAGAAGCAGCTATGGAAATCAATCAAAAATACGCCAGCGATAACGAGTCGGTAAAAGAAGACGAATTAGCAGTTCTTAAAAAACTATCCGGTATATAATACCAAATTTCACCATAGACAACAGATAAATAAGTGTGTATATTATTCTTTATGTCTAATATACGTTAGGCAAATATAAAACAAACATAGGCACACAAGGAGGCTTACATTATGGCTACACTAGCTGAAATAAGAGCGAGGTTAAAATCCCAAGAAGTGAATCGCTCCACTTCATCAACAGGCGGCGACAACGCCATCTACCCACACTGGAACATACAGGAAAATCAAGAAGCGGTAGTACGTTTCTTACCTGACAAGGATCCAAACAACACTTTCTTCTGGACTGAGAGAGCAATGATCAAGTTGCCTTTCGCTGGAATCAAGGGACAAGCGGATTCAAGACCAGTGCAAGTACAAGTGCCATGCATGGAGATGTATGGAGAAACTTGCCCGGTCCTGACGGAAGTCAGACCGTGGTTCAAGGACAAGTCAATGGAAGACATGGGCAGGAAATATTGGAAAAAGAAAAGTTACATATTCCAAGGTTTTGTTCTGCAAAATCCCTTAACCGATGATAAAGCATCTGAGAATCCTATCAGAAGATTTATTATTGGTCCACAAATTTTCAACATAATCAGATCTGCATTGCTGGATCCAGAGATGGAGGAATTGCCAACTGATGCTGTGAGAGGTGTGGATTTTAGAATAACCAAAACATCCAAAGGCGGATACGCTGATTACTCCACTTCGAAATGGAGCAGAAGAGAGCGAGCTCTAGACGAAGCAGAAAGAGCAGCCATAGACAAGTTTGGATTGTTTAATCTTTCAGACTTCAGACCCAAGAAACCCACTGATGCAGAAGTAAAAATAATCAAAGAATTATTTGAAAAATCTGTAGAAGGTGAAGCTTATGATCTAGAAAAATATGGTCAATACTATAGACCAGCAGGAGTGTCTGCTCCAGCAAATGGATCATCAGCAAACGGATCTGTGAATGTAGCAGTAGAAGCAGAAGAAACTATTGTTACCAAAACTGAGCCGGTAAAAGTAGCTGCGGCGGCGGCACCTCAGCCAAGTACTGACAGTGCTAAAAGAGCAGAAGATATCTTGAAACTGATCAGATCAAGACAAAGCAAATAACACTAATTTTTCCCTTTTGGCTCCAGTATTGACACTGGAGCCAATTAGTGTTAATATAAGAACATAGGAATATAAAAATGACAAAAGTATTCGACGCAACAAAATTTAGAAAAAGTATTACAAAATCAATCCAAGGGTTGGGTTTGGGATTCAATGATCCCACAGATTGGATCTCTACAGGCAATTACGCATTAAATTATTTGATATCCGGAGATTTCAATAAAGGTATTCCTCTAGGTAAAGTATCTGTACTGGCAGGAGAATCAGGAGCAGGTAAATCTTACATAGCATCAGGAAACATAATCAAGAATGCACAGGCACAGGGCATTTATGTCATACTGATCGACACTGAAAACGCACTGGATGAATCTTGGTTGCAGGCATTGGGGGTGGATACAGATGAGAAAAAATTATTAAAATTGAGTCTCTCAATGGTGGATGATGTGGCAAAAACCATATCAGAATTCATGAAAGGTTATAAAGAAGAAAATTTAGATAACAGAGAGAACGCACCTAAGATATTATTCGTGATAGACTCTTTGGGCATGTTGTTGACTCCCACAGATGTAAATCAGTTCGAAGCAGGAGAAATGAAGGGTGATTTGGGTAGAAAACCTAAAGCACTAACGGCATTGGTCAGAAATTGTGTGAATATGTTTGGTTCCTACAACGTGGGCATGGTATGTACCAACCACACCTATGCTTCGCAGGATATGTTTGATCCAGATGATAAGATTTCTGGTGGCCAGGGATTTATCTATGCTTCTTCGATAGTGATAGCAATGAAAAAATTAAAATTAAAAGAAGACGAAGCCGGTAATAAAATCTCAGAAGTGAGAGGTATAAGAGCAGCATGTAAGGTTATGAAAACTCGATATGCCAAACCTTTTGAAAGTGTACAAGTCAAGATACCATATGACACAGGTATGGATCCGTACTCTGGATTGGTTGATTTATTTGAAAAACAAGGAGTATTGGTGCAGTCAGGCAACAGATTAAAATATGTGGACAGCAAGGGTAAAGAACATCTAGAGTATAGGAAAGACTGGGATGGAGATAAATTAACAATGATAATGAATGATTATCAAAACGTTAAAAAATCAGAACCAAAAGAAGATGAAAAAGAAAATAAAAAAGATAAAAAATAGAGAAATCACAGGATACTACGGTTACTGGGATTCCGAAAAGAAAAAAAGAATGTTCAAAACACTTTGGCAGGAAAAAAATTAATGCAAGAGCTCACACACGAAGACATAGAACAGATATGGGGCTCGATCAGTCATTACATACCCGATAGACAAAAAGTAGATTGTGCTGTGGACTTTATCAAGACGTTGGTTGATGTGGGTATATCTACCAAAACAATCAAAGCAGCGGGAGAATACGACGACAAATTAGAAGAAGCCATAGAAACTGTTTTTGAAGAAGAGGACGAAGAAGACTACGAGGAACAATGAGTTGGTATACCAAAGTCAGCCAAGATATTAGTTTAATACCTGATTGCATCAAATTCTTTGAACAGGAATTAGAAACAGCACGCAAGGAAATATATATATTTGGGAATTTAGAGAAGTCAGCAGCATCTTTGCCAGGGGTAGTAGAACAAAGATTCAATCAATTACAGGAAATTGAAGCCATATTAGAATATCTAAATATTGAAAATAGAAGATTGAGATCTAAGACATTTAAAAAGTTCCTAGAGAACTATAACAGAGCGCTCACATCTAGAGATGCTGACAAGTATGTGGATGGTGAATCAGATGTCGTGGATATGGAAAAGATCATCAATGAGTTCGCTCTATTAAGGAACAAATGGTTGGGCATAACCAAAGGATTGGATCAAAAACAATGGCAGTTGACCAACATAGTCAAACTTAGAGTGGCGGGTATGGAAGATGCCACTATCAGATAATCTCAATAAGTCTCAAAACTTAAAAATATTATACAATTCTTGGAAGAACAAAACTAGACCAAATACCAAATGGAAGATGGCCGGTGACATGCCCGGTAGGATGGATTGGTTGGTCGAACAATTTTCGAATTTAGATTCCATAACGGAGTTTGGACACTATCAAGGCTGCTCAACCACCATATGGATGGCCTGCTTGCCAAAAAAAATGGTGACTGTTGACATCAATAAGTTTTTAAATCAACAACAGCACGAGACCATAGCTAGAGAACTGGGGATAGATTTTAAATGCATAATCGAGGACGATTTGGCTATAACGATAGAAGAAACAGATCTATTGTACATTGATACTATGCACACAGAAGATCATACATACAAAGAATTAAAAAAACACAGCGATCGAGTGAGGAAATATCTTGCCTTCCATGATGTTAATCCTAAAAGATTTCAAACACACCTAGGCATAGAAAAATGGTTAAAAGAAGAAAATAATAATTGGAAAGAATTGTATCATGACACCAACGACTGTGGTTTCTTGATTTTAGAAAGAAACAAATAATGGAAAGAATTATACTCACAGATGTGGACGGTGTATTATTAGAATGGGAAGATCATTTTAAAAAATGGATGAATTCTAAAGGATATAAAGAATTAAAAAATAACAATACAGAATATGATATGAGCGTCAGATATGGTATACACAAAGATCACGGTAGCGAATTGATCAGAGAATTTAACAAGAGTGCATGGATGTCAACGCAATCTCCCATGCCGGATTCCCAGACTTGGGTTAAATTATTACATGCGGAAGGTTGGACATTTATACCCATAACATCACAAACGTCTGATGTACCGGCACAAGAATTGAGGAAAAGAAGATTAGCTGAATTATTCGGTGACACTGTGTTTAGAAATTATTTCATATTAGAGACCGGGGACCACAAGGATTCCGCATTGGCCGAGTTCCATAATACCGGGTTATGGTGGATAGAAGACAAATGGAGTAATGCCATCAAGGGATTGGAATATGGTTTAAAACCTTTACTGTACAATCATAATTACAACCAAGGATTAACACACGAAAATGTTACGAGAGTAAATAATTGGGAACACATATACAAAATTATTACCAAAAGGATATAAAATGAAAATATTTGTAGGATATGATACTCGAGAAGATATATCGTATCAAGTGTGTGAGCACTCGATCAAGCGCAGAAACAAAGACGTGGACGTGGTTCCATTGAAGATGAAGCTGCTGAGAGAGGCTGGAATCTACACCAGAGAGATCGACAAATTGGCCAGCACGGAATTTACTTTTACAAGATTTTTCATACCTTACCTACAGAATTATCAAGGATGGGCAGTGTTCTGTGATTGCGATTTTGTTTGGCGTATAGATGCCATGGAGTTGGAACAATTTTACGATGACAGCAAGGCAGTGGTGTGTGTTCAACACGATTATACTCCGGAAGAAGGTGTTAAAATGGATGGTCAATTACAACTTGCCTATCCTAGGAAGAACTGGAGTTCCATGGTGTTATGGAATTGTGCTCATCCCAAAAATAAAATATTGACTCCAGAATTGTTAAACAAAGAAACAGGAAAATTTTTGCATAGATTTAGTTGGTTGGAAGATTCTGATATTGGCTCTATGCCTTGCGAATACAACTGGCTTGTGGGATGGTATAAAGAACCCAAAGATGGGCATCCAAAAATTTTACACTATACCGAAGGTGGTCCGTGGTTTGAAAATTATAGAAACTGCGAATACGGTGATGTTTGGAAGAAAGAATTAATAAATCTTTTCTCGTCGTGAGCTGGTCAATAGCCAATATCGATTGTCATAAAAAACCCATATCTCATGTTTGGTCTGGTACCCTTGTGTCTAGAAATATCTACGACAAACTGTACGAACAATGGAACAACGTTGAGCATGAACATTGGAAAAAATTTATCGATGAAATGAAAATTGAAGTTTATTTTCATAATGATTTTATCGGTATGTTGACGCCAAAAAAAACTAATGAATATATTGGTTATTGGTTCTTCCAACAACGCACAGATAGAAGCAAAGGCGGAGAAATAGAACTCATAGACGGAACTGATAAAAAAATATTAAGTTATTGGAGCAACACAATTTTAATAATAGAAACTGATAAAAGTTTTACAGTACTTCCCAGAAAGCACGAGTTGCCCCAAAGACCTTTTTGTGAAATTTATTTCGATCAAGCCACTAATAAAAAAATAAAAAAATTGTTATATTAATCTTTAAAAATTTTTCTAGCTTCTACCAGTATTTTACTATCAGGTAGGTATTTTTTTTGTCCATAACCGTGTCCAAACCAAGACTTTGGACTGCCATTTTTTTTATTAAATCTCCAATCCATTTTTTCAACAACAACTTGACTTTTTAAAGTTGCATATACTAAAAGTTTGTTATCGTCGTCTGGATATTCTTTATATTTTAAAAAAGGTGCCATGGTTTTAGCAGAATACTCATTTAACATGAAAACGCCTGCGTTGAATCTTTCTTTTCTTAATACTTTAGGCTCAAACTCTTTTAGAATACTGTTTGTTTCGTTTTCCCCATGCCAATCAATCGATCTCTTCAGTGCTTTCTTATCTTCACAAACTTTAAAAGTATTATTTTTAGGATACATTTCAAAAACGCTGGGTGCATCTGGCCAACAAACAACATCAGTATCTAAATATAGAATTTGATTATATTCTTTCCACCAATCACTATTAAAAAATAGATCAAATCGTTCAAATGTTGGATGCACATGATTTATCCTCGGTGTTGAAATTAAGAGATAATCAACTCCACATTTATCTGCATAAATTTTTGCAGATTTTTTAGAATACTCTAAAAGTTCTTGATTAACACTAATGTTCACAAAATCTGGTTTGGAGAATGTCTTGGACTCCATAAAGAACTGTACTACGCAATTTTTCATTGTAAAATATTTAAGTCTTTTAATGTTTTAACTGCCACACCATTTTTAAATTCTTCGGGTGTAAATTGTTGGTAAGCCAAAGAATACAGCCATCTGGACGGATCCGCATAAAAAGGATTTTCTATTTCCGATAGGCTCGGAGACGACATAATCCAGGCGAAACTTTTTGGGTCGCTGAATACCGGTACTCCCTCCAACGCTGCCTCTACCGCACTAATGCTGCAACTGGTCACACATACCCAAGCATTCTGTAGATCACTTTCCAGAGATACCGCAGCCACAGCAGGACCAGATGTTCCGGCCTTCCTGGGTTTTTCTCTTATCTTGATAGGTCGATCGGTATATTTTTTTATTTCTTTTACAGTGTCGTTGGTCCAGTTGGTTTTTTTAAGATATGCGTGTATGCCTAGACTGCTGGGACAGATAAGAATATATTCTCCCTGATTTTTATTTCTTGTCTTAACTTTTAAATTAAATCGATCAAACCTATCTGAAGGACATTCCCTTATAAATTTAGCATGTATCCGATTCTTACAAATTCTCCAGTAATGATTATCATCTTTTAAATTTGTGTTGTCAAATCTTCCAAAATAGGGAGTGTCTGTGTACCAATATTCCAATTGCTGCTGCTCCAATTGATGCACAAGATTAATATTGTTGTTGATAAATCCCCAAAACATAGAAGGGGATTTTGCATATGTTTCTAAATTATTTTTTATTTCTGTCTCAGTGGGCCAGGTCTGTTTTATTCCATTAAAAACTTCCCAACATTTACTCTTGGGATTATCAGATGGTGCGTAAATTGTTAACATCAATAAATTGTTCTAAAAGTTTTGCCCATTGCCTGTGTCCTTCCTCGCTAGGATGCGGATCCGCTGGGCTCACAATTAGATGTTTTTCTATTATAAATTCAAAGTGAGAAACTTTTGGACTAAAAAACCTTTTCATGTTGATAGAATCTTTTATCACATTGAAATCTGCCACGTCGCTATCAAAATCATTAGGCAAAGCGTTATACATGACATAAGGAATTTTTTTGCGTTCGAAATAATTCTGTAGATCAAAAACATTGTCTAAAAAATTCATAATTGCGTTATTCTCAACGTCCCAACCTGCATTGCTTCTAATAAAGCTGACATTGTCTAATGTCTTCCATGTACGCCACGTAAGTTCTGATCCTGGGGTGCGTCCAGACTTCCAGCCGTCATTAGTTATATAATCATTCCTATGCAGGCTGCTCCATCCTATGACAGCAAAAGTATCTTTGGTACCATTTTGTTCAAACCAGACTTTCGTGGTAAAACTTATTCTGTTGTTTCCTCTGCCTCCCATGGCAAGATTTATCAACTCAAATCCCAAGGAATTGGCAAGTTCCTGCGTCACAAAGGTGTTTACATCATCCTTTGTTCTATTGGTTAGGAAACTGCAACCGTTGGAAAATAACTTTGTCATTTCACTATTTTATAGTATAATTATAGAAAATACAATGATAGTTAAAAATATATCGGCCATCCAATACTTCTTAGAAAGATTTGATTTGATAGATTACCCAAAAGAATATTTGGTAGACTATCATCCTCGAGCTCCTCAGAAAATGTTTTTTACCAATCCAACATTCGCTGGGGAATTCCATGATTGTGTGGTGCACAGTTTACCTCTACTAATAACGAATGAAGATAATCTAATAACTAATCATGTTTGGCCGCTGCTGGATAAGATAAAAAATAAACCAGCAAAAACACATAATCTCTGGAAGACATGGAGAGATAAGATAGATATAAATCTACCTTCCATCAGTAAAAATTTTAACGAGAACTATAGATATGTTTGGTTGCCCATCGATGAGCAGAGTGCGAACAATGCCTGGCACGTGTGGATTGATGTTATTTCAAAATTTAGATTATTGGAAAAAAAGTTCAGTGTCAAATACACGGACTTTGTTTATATCCTAAGCAACACCAGTAGATATTTTGATCAAGTGGCTAGAGCATTGTTTCCGGAATTAAAATATTATGTCATGCCCAAAGATGCCGTGTGGAGATTTTCACATCTATTGGTGCCCTCAATGAGCAATCATAATGACGGCATAACCGTGCCCGACATGCCTAAATGGTTGCGGTATAAGTTCGGACAAACCGTGTCAAACCCTCAAGATAAAATTTTTATTTCTAGGAAAGATGCTCCCGCAAGACAATTGACCAACGCTGAGGAAATATTCATGAAATTAAAAGGTTGGCAAACCATTATATTAGAAGACATGCCCATAAAGAAGCAAATAGAGACATTCAGCAATGCAAAACAGATCATATCCACACATGGTGCGGGATTGGTCAACATATTATGGTGTCAACCTGGCACCCAAATAATTGAAATTTGTCAGGAAGAATTGTTAGCAAAAAAACCTTATCCCATATTAAGTTACCATTTGGATTTAAAGCATCATTTTGTTCTAGGAGAAAAAGTACCAATAACAAATTCTAAAAACAAAATTCCGGGAGTAAAAAGATTAAAAGATTTTAATAATTTAAAAATAGACATTACCATACTTAATAATATTCTACAACAATAGTTTTTCAATAATTAATAAAGATGATATATCTCAGCAAAACCAATAGAGCAAATACAGAAAAATATATAATCTGGGCACAGCAAGGATTACCGGGATCAAAAATTTTATCATATGATCAAGTGATACAGCAACGAGATGCTGAAAAAGTCATACTGCTCGGAATATTGAGGGGCACCAATATGGTGTATCATTGGGCTCAAAAAAACAAGATCAATTTCTATTTCATGGATCGACCCTACTGGGGAGAGAGTCGAAGCAATCCTTATCTAATGAGAATAACCAAAAACGGGCACACAAAAAATTTTTTAGAATCTAGACCCGATGACCGTTTTAAAAAATATTTTCCATTTAGGATAGAACCATGGAAGAAGGGTGGTCGTAAAATTGTGGTGTGTCCTCCCACACACAGCATGGCAGTCATGTTTGAACAGGAAAATTGGCTGTCTAAAACTTTAGAGACTCTACGTGCAAACACAGATAGAGAGATAGTCGTGAGGAACAAAGGATATAATCCAGACAGCAAGATTGACGAGCGGGGTCGACTGATGCCTGGACCCAATGACACAGAAGACACTGCCACATCAATCGATTGGAATGACACACATGCCATAGTAGCATTCAACAGTAACATAACCATAGAAGCCACAGCCAGAGGCATACCTGTGTACACAGATTCTATGAACTCATGTGCTCCTATAGCAGAAACAGATTTTTCAAAGATAGAAACACCCAAGTATGCGGATAGAGAACCCTGTTATCATTCTCTAGCATATGGACAATTTACAAAGGAAGAGATGTGTAATGGGTGGGCATGGAGGATATTAGATGAAAGTTGAAATATTTAGAAGAACAGTCAAAGATAGACGTCGAGGAGCCAGCTGGGAATTATTACAACACATGGCTGAGGGTATAAAAACTTCCGGAGACGAGCCTGTGATTGTTAACGAAAATCTCACAGGAGATTGGCGCAAAGATGAGATGGAACCCACTGCCCCAATAGGTTGTATGTTTGGTTATGGCGGAGACAAGCAGATGCATCACACCAAGGGCCGAAGGAGAGATCTTGTGGAACGTGCCAAGAAAAAAGGTATCTATATTATCACATTCGATGGGGGTCTACTGAGCAGTTTTGGAAACACAGTGGATCATCCACAGCATCATTGGCGAGTGGCTCTTTATTCTCCCATGAATAATGGTAACTTTTTATCAGATAATTCTCCGTCGGATCGTTGGGAAATGATGAAAGGTTTATGGAATATTAAAAATAATCCATGGAGGAAATCCAATCCCGAGGATCCAATACTGTTTGTTCTACAGCCCAAAGATAACTGGAGTATGAACGAGTTAGATCCAATCGATTGGTTTAAAGGTGTTTATAATACATTAAGACCATTGACTACTAGAAAGTTTTTAGTAAGACCGCATCCTAATCATGTAGCTGCTATGGAAGAAAGAAAAAACGAATTCCCCAAAGATGTTGAACTAATAATAGGAGAAAAATTTTTTACAGGTGACAATAAAAAATTTTATAGATTTAATTTTCAAGAAGCAATTGCCGATTGTCATGCTGTGGTCACACACAATTCAACAGCTAGTACAGATAGTTGCGTGAGAGGTATACCTACTTTCTGTACTTCGGATTTATCAATATGCTGGCCTGTGGCCAATAAGGATTTAACCAAGATAGAATCGCCGGAGTTGCCCGACAGAACACAGTGGTTGTATGATCTAGGATATAAAATGTGGACTACACAAGAGATCAAAAACGGCACAGTGTTTCGTAGATTCAAACAGAGATTAGGATTATAATATGTGTGGCATATATGGCATAAC